ATGCGCCACGTCAATTACTCGCTGAAGCCGATAACCATCGACCAGGCCAAGCCCCGCGAGAAGGCATATTCACTGACGGATGGCGGTGGGCTGATCATCGAGATATTGCCCTCGGGGGCGAAGACCTGGCGCTTCAAGTACCACCTGGACGGCAAGCGCGAGAAAGTCACCATCGGCAGCTACCCGGCCTTCACCGTCAAGCAGGCCCGAGACAAGCACGAGGAGCTGCGCGCCCTGGTCGAGCGCGGCGAGAGCCCGGCCAAGGCCAAGCAGCTTGACCAGGTGCAGCGCAAGGTCGAGGAGGCCCGGGCGGTCACCTTCCAGGCCTTCGCGTCGATCTGGATCGCCGAGACCCTGCACTATCGCGGCGCCACCTATCGTGCGCAGATCGTGCGCTGGCTGGATGCCGATGTGTACCCGGCCATTGGGCACATGGCCCTCGGTGACGTGCGCCCGGCCGACGTGCTGGCCATCATCCAGCGCCGGCTGAGCAACCCGACCACGGCCGACCGAATCCGCGTCATCGTCCAGCAGATCTATAACTTTGCCATCCGCAAGCTGCTGGTGGCCACGAACCCCGCCGCGCCGCTCAAGGGCGCGGTCTCGGTGCCGCCCAAGACCCATCACCCGCATCTGAAGGAGAGCCAGATCGGGGCCTTCTGGCGCGCGATCGACCAGCAGGGCGCTCACGGCGGCACGCTGCTGGCCAGCAAGCTGCTGCTGCTCACCATGGTGCGCAAGATGGAGCTGCTCAGGGCCAAAAAGCCCGAGTTCGATCTGGATGGGGCGGTGTGGGACATCCCGGCCGAGCGCATGAAGATGAAGAAACCGCACCGGGTGTACCTGTCGCGCCAGGCCGTTGAGCTGCTGCGCCAGTTGTTCCACTTCTCTCAGGGCAGCGAGTACATCCTGCCGTCGATCTCGCGCCGGTCAGCACACATGGCCGAGGTGACGCTGAATCACTTTTTCAAGCGGATGGACTTCGGCATGCCCGAGTTCAGCCCACACGGCACGCGGGGCACGGCCGCCACGCTGCTGCGTGAGCACGGCATCGGCAAGGATGTGGTGGAGCTGCTGCTGGCTCACCAGGAGCCCGACAAGGTATCGGCGGCCTACAGCCATCACGAGCTGCCCGAGGAGCGGGCCAGGGCGCTGCAGTTCCTGGCCGATCGCATTGAGCGACTGGCGGCCGGGGCCGAGGTGGTGCAGCTCAGGGCGTGAGCCTGCGGACTAGAGCTGCTCGCAGCAGATCACCTCGGGCGCGGTGGCGCCCGAGGTGCATGGGCCTAGCGTGGCCACTTCCACGCCGCTGGTGTTTGAGGCGGCCAGGTCCAGCAGTTGCAGGGCCGCATCGGCCGTCTCGGCGATGACGACGGCATTCAGGCCGTACTGGTGGGCCTGTAGCCAACTGACGTGATAGATGTTCATGATGGAGTCGCGACGAGTTGAGGTCGCTATGTTGCCTTAGCCTACGGCTTGAGCTGCCTGCTCGGCAAACAGCCCGCCGTCGAGGCGGTGCAGCGCATTGGCGCAGGCCTGGTTGATCCAGATGACCTCGGTGCGGTTGCTGGTGCCGCGCTGGCCGGAAATTCGGGCCACGGTGGTGTGGCGCTGCCAGTGGGCCAGCCGCGTGTCGTACAGCTCGCTCGGGTAGCCGCATAGCACCACCATGCCGGCGAGGCCGTCGACGGTGTCCAGCAGCTCGGCGTGCTGGTCGGCGGTCATCTCATGGCGGTAGTAGCCGCGGCCTGGCCGCTCCCGGGTTTCCGGCAAGTAGGGGGGGTCAACAAAGTGCAGAGTGTCGGGGCCATCATGCGTTTGCATGACTCCGATCGCCGGGCGATTCTCAATGAGCACGCCCTGCAGGCGCTTGGCGATGCTGGCCAGGCTGTCTGGGTATCGCTGCCAGATGTGCTGGGCCGTGCCGTAGCTGCGCCGGGTGTCCGTACGAAAGCCGCATGTGCCTTTGGTGGCGCTGGTTGACCCGAAGCCCATGGCCGCGCGCACAGCAGTGCGCCTGGCGCGTTCTACCTGGTTGTCGGTGGGCTTGAATGCCAGCTCAAACTCGTCGCGGGCGTAGGGCGTGAGCTGGCAGGCGTCGACGAGTTCGGCACACTGCACCGGGTCACGCAGCACGCGAAAGAAGTTGACGATGTCGCCATCCAGGTCGTTATAGACCTCGGCATAGGCGCGAGGCTTCTGCAGCAGCACGCCAGCCGCGCCGCCGAAGGGCTCGACGTAGCGGGCATGAGGCGGAAAGAACCGCTGCACCCAGGGGGCAAGCCGGAACTTGGCTCCGTGGTAGCGCAGCGCCGGGCTGGCCACCGTCACGGCGCCTCACCTTGCCCCAGCGCCAGCACCACCTCGACCGGCCACACCGTCGTGGCCGCACCGATCTTGCGGCCCTCAGGCACGCGCTTGGCCTTGATCCACTTGTACCAGGTCGAGCGGTTGATTGGCAGCAGGCCAGGGCGGCCGGTCTTGGGGTCGCGGCAGATCTCGGTTGCCCGCACCAGGGCGCCGGGCGGGTACTTGATTTGAGTGTTCATTTCGGGCTCGGCGGCTGGATAGGGGTGATCATGCCGCGCAGGCGATCAATCGCTGATTCGGCCTCGGACTCGCTGAAAACGCGACCGTGCGCCGGCATCGATGGCATGCGGGCGGCCTTGGCCGCTTGACGGTCTAGCTTGTCTATCTCTGCGATCGCCAGCGCAGCCGCGCGCACCAGGTCTTCGCGTGGCGTCTTGGGCCGCCACCAGCTGGCATCCCATGGCCACGACAGTGGGGCCTCTGTTCCGCCGTCCCCCTGCGACAGCGGATGCAGGCGGTCTGCGGCCGACAGCGCATAGGCCGCCGCGGCCGCAGCCATCTCGCCGGCGTCGTGCTCGTCGTCGTGCGCCGGCATGAACCGCTCGACGTTGATCTGCCACTCGCGCTCGTCCAGCACATCGAGCACAGCGGGTGACGAGTGCATGCGCCTGAACGTCACCTGCTCATCTTCGGGGTTTGACTCGATCGTCAGCAGCGCCCCCCGCTCCCCCATAAGACCGGTACGGCCGAGCAAGCTCGCGGTGTAGCGCTTTCGGTCAATGAGGAGTGTGTCGGGCTGCTCGAAACCGATCCAGGTCGGGAAGGCCGGGGCAAGTCTTGCGAGCTGCTGGCGCAAGCCGCTGACGGTACAGGCCTCGCTGCCACACGGCGTACCAGCATTGAGGCCAAGGCCTTCACCGGCAGCGCGCAAGTGCTCAGCAATCAGGCGGGCTTGCGGGTACGTGTGGCCGCACCACCTGTCGAGATCATCGACGGCGGTTCGATACCTGCCGAGGGCGTCTTCGGCAAGCTCGGCGCGGCGGTTGGTAGCCTTTTCGATAACCCAAGCAGGGCCTGGCGCGAGCAGGCGCCTGATTGCCGCGGCGAAGCGCTGATAGGCGGAAGTCATGGTGCGTCATCCAATCGTGTTTGCACCGGCGCGCTGGCCTGGTGCTGGGTGATCCAGTCCTGCACCGCCTGGGCCACGCGCACATAGGCGCGGCTCGGGGTGCCGTGGACTTCTTGGCCGGGCCGGTAGGTGGCCCAGATGTCTTTGCGCAGGTCGGCCGGCAGGCTGTACCAATGAGGCCTGCAGCCCCACATCGCCGGGGGGGGCACTGCTTGGTGCAGCCGGGCCAGTGGCAGTGATGGCTGCGCGTCTGGCCCTGGCTCTTGACGTAGGCGGCTTTGGCGGTGGTCATGCTGCAGGCTCCGGCTTGGTGGATGCCAAAAGCGCTTCGCCGGCGTCAGTGATCCATCCGGCCCGCAGGCTGACGCCGTACTCGGTGAGCCCGCGGCGGTGGGCGCGATCCATAGCGCTGAAGCACACCTTCTTGCATTGGCCGGTCCGTTCCTGCAGCAGCGCCTCAGGCCATCGAAAGAGCGTGGGATTCGCGGCATAAAGTCTCGATGCCTCGGCATAGGCCTGCAGCACCTGCACGTCGCTGATGTCTTTCGTGGCCATGTCAGAACAGCCCTTCCTGTGCCTGGCTGGACTGGGGAAAGGCCTCGGCCTGCTCGTCGGCGTCTGGCACCTCGAAGAGGCCCAGCACGCCCTTGAAGGGGCGGAAGGGCAGGGGCTTCGCATCGGCGAGCACGAAGCCGAACGGGCCGGTGAAGAACGGGCTGGGGTGCTCGCGCACGCAGTCGGTCAGCGTGGCCTGGCCAACGATGCCGCCCATCTCGTATTGGTCGGGCGCCGGCATGCGCGCGGCGAGATCCGGGAACACCTCGGCGATGCTCTGCGCGCCCTCGTGGTCGAACGTCTTGCCGGCGTGGATGAGCAGCTCGCCGCGGTAGGCGATCCACCAGGTGCGGTTCTCCACGGGCTTGATGCCCTGGCAGATGAGCCAGGCCCAGGGCTGGCGGATAGAAAGTGCTTTCATGTCAGGCCCTCAAGCGGCGGGGGGGAAGCCGTCATGCGTGCGGCCATCGAGTAGACGGCCGGCAGCCTTCTTGCCGATGCGTAGCAGCGGCGTGCCGAACCCGCCGTTCTTTCGATGGGCGCCATCTCCGACCGTGCCATCTGGCCATGCGGCTGTGTGGTTTTCCCGTCGAGCGCGAATTGCCTCTGGGTGTAAGCGCTGATCGTCTCCGACGCAGACAGCCCACTCGCCCCACTGCTTGAACAGAAAGGGCGTGTTCGCGGCTTCGCACTGATATCGCAGCGAGCGCACCCAGTCAGGGTGCATCGGCCTGGCCTCGGGGCCGCTCTCGCCGCCGACGATTACCCAGTTCACCAAGTGGTTGGCCCAGTCTGAAGAGATCAGTGCCTGCCGGTGGTAGGTAACTTCTGCGCCGTCGGCGATAGCCTCGGCAGGAGAGCGGTACTTCGCGGGCCAGCGTGCATGCACTGGCCACAGGTACTTCTTAATGTCCACCGGCCCCAGCATCGGCTCGATGCTCAGGAACCGCACGCGCGCCGGTGTCGCCAGCAGCTTCGGAACATCGCGGTCCGCCTCTTCCTGGTTGACCACCGTGGCGCCGATCGCGACGTGCGGGAAGTAGTTGTCCCGCCAGCCTTCACGGCCGGCGGTGATGGCGCGCATGGCCACTTCGAGCATGTCCGCTGCATTGCCGATGCGCTTGGTCAGCAGCAACCAATCCAGGTGCGGCGTCTGCTCGATGAGCCTGAGCAAGCTGATGCGCCATTGCGCCGGCACTGCGTTGTCGAACACATCAGCCAGGCTGGCACAGAACACCCGACGCCGCCTGCCGTGCTGGGCGAAGAACGCTTGATGGTCTCGATTCCAGGCCAAGGGCTTGGCCCAGTTGCTGGCGCTGGTCAGGCGGCGTGGAGCGCCAGGCCCCCAATTGATCGCCTGGCCGCCCGCGAACCGTGCATTGCGGTTCTCGGCATAGCAGTGGTCGCAGCCCGGGCCGACCTTCTGACAGCCTTCCCAGGGGTTGAAGGTGGAGTCCGTCCACTCGATGTTCGATTGCGCGGCCATGGCTACTTCTCCCCGATCTGCCATACCGCAATCACCGGCGCATGGTTGCCCATGCGCAGCGGCGGCAGCGACTCGCGCTCGATGGTGACCACCAGACCGAAGGCCTCGGCCAGGGCCACCAGCTTGGCGGCCTCGCGGGCGATGTTCTCTTTCATGGCGGTGTGTGCGCCGCCGATGTGCACTGTGGTGGGCGCGATGCTCATGGGGCGACCTCGAAGTCTTGCAGCCGTGCGCCGGCACCGATGGCCACCTTCAGCCACTTGGGTTGCAGGCCACGGCCGCTCCAGCTTTCGCCGGTCGATGCGTTGCGGTACTTGACGGGCACCTTGGCGGCGGTGGGCTTGGGCGCGTGCACCGCAACGAAAGCCGCGGTCGCGTCGGTGGCATCGTCGTGCTCGTCCTCGTCGCTATCCATGCCCAGTCGCCGCCGCTCCTCGGCGCTCACCTGCTGATAGGCGCCCTCGTCGGCCTCGGCCTGGATCGGGGGCAGCTCGATCTCCAGAAGCTCGGCCACCTCAAGGGCGTAGCTCTCGAAGTTGGTGCGCAGGTCGCCGAGGGTGTCGCTGTTGGTCAGCTCCTCCGCGTAGAGCGTTTCGATCAGCAGCAGGCCCACCTGGTGGCCGTCGAGCGTGCGCAGCTTCGCGGCCAAGTCGGACAAATAGGCGGTCTGGCGGTCGGGCAAGTCCCAGCCTCGCACCTCATACATCAGCTCGATGGCCTGGGCGCTCATGTTGTCTTCGACGCGCTGCAGCACCAGCAGCTCGGCCGCGCGTGCCGGCAGCTGCTCGGCGCTGGCCAGCTGGTCGTGCATGCGCTTGAACAGCATCTGGCTGAACAGATCGCCCGCGCGCTCGGCCATGTCGGCTTCGAGCTGCTGGTCGGTGCGGGGCTTCACGGGCACCGGCTTGGGTGCCGGTGCCGGGCCATGGCTCACCACCGGGGCGACGGACAGGGCGGGCGCTGGTGCCGCCGGTGCGGGCTCGTCGCGCAGCAGATCCTTGGCCTTGAGCATCTTCTTGACGGCCGTGTCGGGCATCAGCTCGATGATGGTCTCGGTCTGCGGGTGGTCGATCACCACCAGGTCGCGCAGCTTGGTGCCGAACAGCTCGCGCAGGGTGCGCTTGCTGGCCGTGAGCTTGGGGCAGGGCTTGTCGAACCACTGGTAGCCCGTAGGCAGCATGCTGGCGCTGGGCATGAGCTGGCGCGCCTCGTCGCCGGCCAACACCTTGCAGCCGATGGCGCGTGCGCCGGCCAGCACGGCCTGGTGGGCCTCTTCGGTCTTGGCGTCGAAGCAGGCGCGGTCTTGGCACATGTCGCCGGCCGTCACGTCCTCGAACAGATCCGGGTTGGCGCCCGATCGCTTGGGGCACTGCCCGCACGGGCCTGCGCATTGGTAAGCCGACTTGATGTCGAACCGGGCCTTGGCCAGGTTGAGCATGAAGTCTTTCTGCAGGTACTCGGCCGCCTGGCGGAACGACATGCTCTCGCCGCCGAAGCCTGCCTCGATGCGCGCCAGCGCCTCGGCCTGCTGGGTGGCGTCAGGCATGCGGGCAATGAGCCCGGCCACGGTGGCCTTGATGCGGTCTTCAAAGAACGCGATGCGCACCGGCTCGCTCAGCTGCAGCAGTTGCAGCCGGCCATACACCCAGCGCCGGCTCTTGCCCAGGCGCGCGGCCAGCTCCTCGACGCTGTCATAGCCCTGCAGGCCGTCAGGCGCGCGCAGCAGGCGCTGCAGCCCCTCGGCCTCTTCCAGCGGGTGCAGATCATTGCGGTGCAGGTTCTCGACGATCTGCACCTCTTGCACGTCGAAGTCCGTGAGCGGGCGCACCATGGCCAGGATGCCGGCCATGTCGGCCTTGACACTGGCCCGATAGCGGCACTCGCCGCAGACGATCTCATACGGCGGGCGGCCGTTGCCTGGAGCGTACTCGGGGTTGGGCCGCGCCAGGAGGGGCTGGATCACGCCGCCCAGCCGCTTGATGCTGGTGGCCAGCTCCTCGATGTAGCTCTCGGAGAAGCGCGTGCGCGGGTTGTTGGGGCTGCGCGTGAACAGCGTCAGCGCGTAGTGGTGTGCCTCGCCGCCTTGCATCAGCTGGACGGGGGCTTCGGTGGCGCCGGCCACCGGCGGGGCCGGGGTCAGGGCTTGTGGGGTGGCTTCGCTCATGATGGGTCAGCCTTGGGCTTCGGGTTGCGTGCCGGTAACGAGGCGGCCTTCGTCGAACCATTGCGGGTCGATCGGCTTGCCGTTGGCGTCGGCGTGCAGCGGCGTCACTTCGTAGCGGCAATTGGTGGTGCCCACGTACTCGGCCCTCGCGGTGATCGCACCGTGAAAGCTGCTGATCGTGTCGATGGCAGATGCACCGAGCTGGTGTTTGAACGTCATGGTGAGACTCTCCTGTTGTGCCCTTGCGGGCGGGGTTGTGCCCATGCGGGCGGGTCAGGTGGTGCGGTGGCTGCGCTGCTTGGCGCGCACCAGCTTCATCGCGTCGTCGAAGGCCATCACGCGGCGGAAGCCTTCGAGCTGGCCGGGGGGCGGCGAGTGGAGAAGCACCAGGTGGCCGATGACGGGTGGCAGGCGCTGGCCTGGTTCCCACTCGACCACGGTGGTCAGGCCCAGGGCCGCGGCGATGGCGGGTCCGTGCTGCGTCTTGCCACAGCCCTGCGGGCCGTGGACGTACCAGGTCTTGTTAGGCGTGGGCATGCGCAGCCCCTTGCAGCTCAGGCTGGCCACCGCCCAGCAGGCCAGGCAGGCACACGCGCACGCCTGTGGCCGCGTTGCCGGCCAGGGCCTGCTGCACGCGGTGCATCACGCTGGTGACGGCCTCGCGCAGCTCGCGGCGGCTGCACACGCTGAGCTGCACCTTGTGCACAAACAGCGCGTCGTCGAGCGCGGCGATCTCGCGGCCTTTGAGCGTCCAGCAGCCGCTTGCCGCCACGCGCTCGTGCAAACGGCTCAGCGCCTGCTGGCCGGCCTCGAAGGTGGCGTGGTGGTCACTGGCAATGCTTAGGTGGGCCAGCGCAGTGGCGATGTTTAAGGAGTCGGCCAGACGCGCCCAGTGCTCCAGGTTGCCGTGGCCGGCGCGGATCTCGGCGAACGCCGCTTCCATCGGCTCGGTCAACGCAGTTTGCTCGGCCGGCAGTAGGCGCATGGCCTGGTTGATCGCCAGCTCGATGGGGTTGGTGTCGATGCCGCGCGGGCGGTAGTGCTTGGAGCGCCGCTGCTTGTGGTGGTGGCTCATGGTGACCTTTCGGTGCTTGGTGGTGATGGGCAGGCTGGATGGGGCGCAGTCAGTCGTCGGGCCGCTCGCCCGAGGCGGCCCGCTTGCGGTCGAAAATCGCGGCGTGGTGCGGCAGCGGCGGGCCGGGTGGGGCGTGGCATTCGCGCCGCACGGTGCCTGCGGGCGGCGTCGGCCGCTCGGGTGTGCTCGCCGTTGGCGGCCGCTCGCCATTGGCCATGCGCAGGGCAAGGCCGTACACCAGCTTGTATTGGGCGGCGGCGTGCATGGCCTGCTGCAGGGGCAACCAGTCGGGCTGGCGCAGGGCCTCCCAGGCGCGCTGCAGGTCCTGGTCGGTGACGGTGGCTTCGCGCCTCATGACCGCACCCATGGCGGGAGCATCAAGTCGGCCTCGGGGCCGCAGGCGCCGCCCAGGGCGCGGGCCTGGTGCACGGGCACGCCTTGGCTGGTGCCGGCCGCGCTGGGGTGCGTGCAGCGGCGCTGGCCCTGCAGCACCGTCTGGCCGTGGTCGCACAGCTCGCACGCACGGAAGGGGCGGGCCTGCGCCCACGATGCGGGCTCGGCGATGGGGCGGGCGTGGTGCAGCGTGCTCACAGCCAGGCCCTGACCAGGTGGTAGCCCCAAAAGCCCAGGCAGCAGGCAACAGCGCCCAGCAGCGCGCTCACCATGCGGGCCGCGGGCGTGACGTGCACGCGGCTGGCCAGGCCGTCCATATAGCCCTGTGCGTAGCCTTGGTCTCTGGCGCGGGCCACGTCTTGCGCATGGCGCAGGCGCTGGCCGAAGGGCTCCAGCGGCGGCGGGGCCGTGTCAGCGAACGCTGCATCGTCCTGGGCCTTGAGCTGCTCGCGCAGCTGGCGCGTATGGCGAGGCGGCGTGAACCTGAGAGGCGGTGGCAGCACATAGATGCGGCCGGCTTTGTGCTTTGGGGCTTCGCTCATGTGGTCACCTCGTCAGCGGCAAGGGTCTGCGCGCAGGCGGCATCGCAGGCCGGCAGCTCGTCATCGGCCGGCAGGTCGGCATTGCCCGCCAGGCCGCACAGCAGGGCCAGCAGCAGCGCGATCAGCGGCCAGCGGGTGTGTGGGCGCTGGTCGGCCCAGTCGGCCAGGGGCCAGCCAGTGGCCGGGGTGCGGCAGTGGGCGCGGGCGCCGTGGATGCGGGGGATGCGGTTGGCGCGCATGGTCAGGCCTCCGCAGCCGTTGCCTGGGCAACGGACGGATCGACGATGACGATGCCCACTTTGATGCTGCGCAGCTTGGGGGCGACCTCGGCCTCGGTAGCTACATAGTGCACATCGGGGTGTGCGTAGTACGCGCCGGGGCCGCTCAGGCCCATTTCGCGGGCGAGTTCCATGTCTGCGCGGATCTCGTCGAGCGACTCGCGGCGCAGGCGGTCATCTTCGGCCTGGGCGATGTCTCGCAGGGCGTCGTTGCAGGCGTCGCGCAGCTGCAGCAGCTGCTCGGTGGTCAGGTCGGCCGTACAGCTGCCCTGCCCGTATCGGCTGACTTCGAGTCGGCATCCCGCGGCGCTGTCGGCCCAGCGGAACAGCTGCAGGCTGGCGGCCCCATCGACGTAGGAGCCTGCGCCGAACAGCATGTCGTGAAACTCTGCGGCCCTGTAGTAGCACTGCAACGGCGAGGTGCTGGGGTGCTTCGGCGCCTGATAGGTCCAGGCCGGCACCGGCACCGGCGCCGGGGCCTGAGGGGCGAACTGGATAGGAGTCCACTGATCACGGACGCGCACACGGTAGTCCCGAGGCCCTGGCCGATGCAGGCCGGTCTCCGGGTCGATGTTGATGACCAGCCAGACGGCACCTTCTGCGCAGTGGTAGGTCAGTGCCGGGTCTGTCTCGCTTTGGTAGTGGCCGGGACCGAGGATCTCGGGTGTCTGCATGATCGCCTCCGGGTTGATTCGGAGTCGATTAAACCAAATGGTTTAAGCTTTGTCTACACCATCTGATTTATTGCCGACTGCTGTTCATCTTGCTAGGGTCATGGCAAGGGGGATTCAATGCAGACAACAACACTTGGGCTCGTGGTGATGGCGGCGCTGGTCGGCGGGTGCTCGACCACGGTGATACGAACGGAGCAGGCGAAGCACGTGCCTTCAGCTCAGATACTCGAAGGGTTCACCCTCGACCAGTCTGACCCGGTGGTGATCAAGCGCAATGATGTGTTCGCGGCCAGTGGGTGCCGCTTCCGTGTCTACGCGGACGGCAAGCCGATAGCTGATCTATGGCGTGCTGAGAAGGTGCAATTCACATTGGCGGCAGGGCGCCACGTGCTGAGCGCTGAAGTCCAGGGAGCGCTGTGCGCGGGTCAGCTCAAAGAGGTCACCGTCGAGCTACGAGACAAGGCGCTGCGTGTCTTCCTGCTCGATGCAGGGCTGAACAATGAACTGGTTTTCCAAGAAACCGCGTTCTAGTAGCGTTTGGAGAGGTGATGGGTCTTGCCAGGGAGATTGGCCGAGCGGTTGGGTCGCTGCATCGCCGGTCGGGTGGGGCGCTGCCGTATGCGCTTGCTGCCGGGGCCGCAGTCGTGGCATTTGCCTTGGCGTCGTCACGTCTTGGCCAGGTGGCGGCCGACGGCGAAGCCAAGCGAACTGCACTGCTTCGCCCGGACCCGGCGCCAACGGCCGAGCAGGTGGCTCAAGCGGCATCGGCCGCGGCCGAGCGCGATCGGTTACTAGCCATGGAGGCCGAGGCGAAGCGCAAGGTGGATGCGGCGGTCGCCAAGTTCGGCTCCAAGATCCACGCCATGAAGTGGTGGCAGGAGTGCGCAGCTTGGGGCCGCGAGATGCGGCGAGATCGCAACAGCGCGTATGCCGAGGCGCTGCGGCGATCCGTCACCGATCAGGGGCTGGTCAACGGTGTTGACACCTCTCAGCTGAGCGGCAATGTCGTGGTCTTGGGAATGACCAGTTGCGGCGCCTATGCTGTGCTGGGTGAGCCGGACAGCGTGAACAGCACTGAGACGGCCAGCGGTACGCGTCGCCAGCACGTGTTTTCAGCGAGGCAAACTTACGTTTACACCAGTGGGCCAAGCCAGACCATTGGGATCGTGGATGCGATCCAGAACTAGCTCAGCGCGTCGCCCGATATCGCCGGTGCTCCACCATCACCGCAGCCACCACGGCGCCATCCGTCTGTGATGACAGTGGCTCGTAGTTGCCATTCAGCGGCGTTGCATCCCAGTGGTGGGCCGTGCGCGGCCTGTAGGTGCGTACGAAATGCTCGCCCGAGGGGATGCTCACCAGTACCGTGTCGCCGGCGCGGGGCAGCTCAGCTGGATCGAACAGGATGTGATCGCCTGGTTGAAACACGGGCGACATCGAGTCATCGGGCATGGCCACAAACTTGGCAAAGCGGGTCGCCTGCGCAAATGTCGGCAGATGCGGTGCGCTAGGGGTAAAGCTGGAATTCGGCTCAGACAGCATCTTCGGTAACAGTTCCCACTCGATAACAGGCACGTTCGTGCCATCGTGGGTAACCGCGTGCGGGGCAGGAGCGCCGCTATATATCTTGCTACCCTCCCTGGCTTCAAATTTAGCAGTTGAACCAGGCCGCTCGTCCAGCCAGTAACGGGGCAGTTTCAGCTTCTCTTCGAGGGATCGGGCGAGCTTTTCTCCTATAGGTCGGCCCTTCTTGGTGTCTGGGTTGTAGCTGAACCAGGCTCGGACCTGCTGCGGCGTTCGCCCGCATTGCCGCGCCAGCTCGGAATCGCTCCAGCTTGGCTCGCTCTCGCCCTGCAACTGTTTAAGCCTTGAAACCCGCACCAGATGATCACTCATGGGCGGGGATTGAACCCCGTCGTTTAGATCAAATGGTGTTGCTTTCGTGTAAACCATCTGGTTTAATCCTTGGCTATGGAACTGCGCGAATACATCAGACCCCTGGAGGACGAAGACCTAGAGGCCTTCGCGCTCCGGGTTGGGACGACAGTGGGGCACCTGCGAAACGTAGCGTATGGCACCCGAGTTGCCAGCGCAGCGCTGGCCCGCCAGATCGAGATTGAGACCGGCGGCCAAGTCCCCGTAAGCGTGACTCGACCGAAAGACTGGCACCTCATTTGGGACGGCTGCCTGAATCAAGTGGTTAATGAGCGGGCGATTGTCGGTCAATCTGGTGCTGCACCAAATGGTGCGCCCGCTGAAACCGTGAAATTGGGCGAGGCTCGCCATGCAAGCTGAGTCATTCATTCGCACTTCGATAGGTTTTGCTGCAGTTCATGCCTGCAGTTTGGGCGCCATGCCAGTGCATTGCCATATCCAGTTTGCGAGGTCCAGGTTATGAGCAGTTGGAGCACCCCCCGCAGCGATTCGGTCTGCATGAGCCCGCTGGATGCGGCCCGCCACACGGTCGAGGACTACGGCGGCCCCGAGATGGCGTTGAAGCTGGGCAAGACCTGGGAGACGCTGCGCAAAGAGCTGTCCGGCGCGCCGGGCTTCAAGCTGGGCCTGCTGGATGCGGTGCGCATCATGACCCGGTCGGACGATCTGCGTATCGGCGATGCCATCGAGGCCGAGGTGGGCCGCTTTGCGCTGCCGCTACCGATGCTGCCCTGCGATGTGCCCGATCAGGAACTGGGCATGCACCTTGGCCGCGTAAGCAAAGAGGTCGGCGACGTGATGATCGAGGCGTCCACCCGCGCCGCTGACGGCGATGTGTCTGACCGCGACGTGCGCGCCATAGAGGAGCAGTGGGGGCAGCTGGTCGCCGCCGGTGATGCGTTCATGCGCTACCTGGTGCGGCGCAATGCCGAGGGCAAGCCGTCCACCGGGGGCGCGCCATGAGGCCCCAAGGCGAAGTGCGCCGAGCCCTCAGCGAGGCCGCAATGGCGCTCAAGGCCGAGCAGCGCAATGCGACCTGGCGCGACATTGCCCAGCGCGCCAGCGTTGGCCTGCTGGTCGGGCGCAGAACCGTGGAGAACATGGCCCGTGCCGGCGATCTGCAAGAGGTGGGCAGGGTGCGTGTGGCCGGTTCTTGCAAGCCGATGGTGGACTACGCGCCGCGCGGCATGGCCGTGCCGGCGCCGGGCCTTGACTGCCTCATGCGCGCCTGGTCGCGCTGACCGATCACCCCTCACAACAAGGACACCGCGCCATGAGCGACGGGACACACCACGCACTCCCAGTGCGGGCAGCGCTGACGGATGACGACGGCCGTATCGGCGAAGAGGATCTGGCCACCCTGCGCGATGCGCAGTTCCTGGCGGTGGCCCAGGCCCAGCAGCGCCAGGCTGCGGCGCTCACGCCCAAGGCCACACCGGGCGTTTGCACTAACTGCGGCGGCAGCTGCTTGCCGCTGGCGGTGTATTGCGATGAATACTGCAGAGAAGACCACGAGGCGCGGCTCTCGATGCAATCACGCAAGCAGGGCAGGGCATGACCGAGCGCCCGCCCGACCCCAAAGCCCAGCGAGCCGCCGACATCGAGCGGCTTCGCTGTCACATGCCGGCGGCCATGCGAGATCTGCCGCACTGGCTGGTCTGGAAGTTCATCGACCACGGCAAGGGCTCCAAGCCGGCCAAGGTGCCGTTCTACACCTCGGGCAAGCCGCGGGGGTGGCCACGAGGCAAGCCCAAGGATGGATTCCCCAGCCTGGAGCACCCGCAGGTGCCACAGGGCCACCCGTTGGACCGCAGCACTTTGGTCAGCTTCGAGCAGGCGCTGAAGTGCATGCAGGGTTCGCAGCACTGGGCGGGCATCGGCTTCGCCTTTCTGCCAGGCGATGGCTTGCTCGGTATTGACATCGACGGCGCCATCGACCTGGAGACGGGCGAGGTGTCGCCCTTGTGCCAAGACATCATGGCTCGCTGCCCGAGCTACACCGAGCGCAGTGTTTCGGGCACCGGCGTGCACATCATCCTGCAGGGCCACACGCCGAAATTCAAGGATGACGCCATCGGCCTTGAGGTCTATTGCGACAGCCAGTATTTCACCTGCACCGGCGCGCACTGGGGCGGCACGCCGACCGAGCCCGTGCCGGTAGACCCGGACGCCTTGACCTATATGCGGGTGATGGTGGAGCGCAGCATCGAGGCGCAGAAGGCGGAGAAGGCCGCTGTTGCCACCGCGCTGGCCCAAGCTGCCGCCGATGGCCAGCCGGCCAAGCCCAAGCTGGCCGCTGTAGCCGGCGCGCCCATGCCTGAGAAGGGTAAGGACTTCAAGGCTGTGAATGATGCGGCCATGGCGAACCTGCACGACTGGGTGCAGGTGCTCTTCAACAACCGCGCCAAGCCGCACACCAGCGAGTTCGGCGAGGGCTACCGCATCACTTCGAAGGCGCTGGGCCGCGATCTGCAGGAGGATCTGACCATCACGCCCGGCGGCATCAAAGACTGGGGCACACGGCGCGGCATGAGCCCCATCGACCTGGTGGTCGAGTTCGGCGGGCACTCGCTCAAAGATGCCCTGGCCTGGCTGGCCCCGCTTGTGGGCGTGACGCTCAGCAAGCCCCGGCCTCGCTTGCGCTCGGTGCCGCCGCCCGATGATGCTGGACCGGCCAGCGCTGATGAGCGGCCTGACCCCCCACCCCCTGAAGAAACCGCGAGTGCGTCTGCAGCCGGGGGCAAGGGGGCGGGCAAGGGCAAAGGCAAGGGCCGAGGCAAGTCCAGCAAGCCCGAGGGCGAGTCTGACGGCGATGGCGCAGACGACGACATCGACTGGGAGAAGTTCAACGACCTGCGGGCCAACTTCGCGCTGATCTACGGCACCGACACCGTCTGGGACGGCAAGGCCCGCATCATCATGAAGATTGCCAACATGGCGCACGCGCATGGCACCTTCATCACCAAGCTGTGGAAGGGTGGCCAGTCCACCCACACCCGTGAGGCCACCGGACGCTGGACGGTGATGCCCGACAAGGTGGTGTTTGACCCCACCGAGCAGGCCGACCCGAACACGCACGTGAACCTGTTCGGCGGTTTCCCGACCGAGCCCAAAGAGGGCGACGTCGAGCCCATCAAAGAGCTGATCGAGCACCTCACCAGCCGCACGGCCGACGACGAGGTCGAGCGCGACGAGATCCGCCATTTCCTGATGTGCTGGCTGGCCTACCCGCTGCAGCACCGCGGCGCGAAGCTGCGCTCGGCGGTGGTGATGCACGGCGACGAGGGCGCCGGCAAAAACTTCCTGACCGACCTGGTGGTCGAGATCTATGGCGAGTACGGCATCACCGTGGGCCAGGACGAGCTGGAGGACAAGTTCAACGACTGGCGCAGCCGCAAGATGTTTGTGGTCGGCGACGAGGTGTCATCGCGGGCCGAGCTGGTGCACAACAAAAACCGGCTCAAGGCACTGATCACCAGCGTCGATGTGCAGATCAACCCGAAGAACCTGCCCCGGCGCACCGAGCGCAACCACATCAACGTGTGGTTCAACTCGAACGAGCTGCAGCCGCTGGCGCTGGACAACAGCGATCGCCGCTACCTGGTGATCTTCACGCCCCGCGCCCGTGAGGCCGACTTCTACTCGCGCCTCGGCAAATGGAAGCGCGAGGGCGGCATGCAGGCCTTCTATCACTACCTGCTGCACTATGACCTGTCCGGGTTCGATCCGTTTGCACATGCCCCGCTGACGGTGGCCAAACAGAACCTGATCGACCTGAACCGCAAGAGCCCCGAGCGCTTCTGGCTGGAATGGTCGGACGGCCAGCTGGCGCTGCCCTACAGGGCCTGTACCTGCCAGCAGGCCTACCGGGCCTACCTGAAGTATGCGCAGCGCACCGGGGACCGATTCCCGGTGCAGCAGGCTCTCTTCACCTCGATGGTGAAGCGGATCTCCGACACGATGGGCAGGCCCTGCACCGACAAGGTGATGAAGGTGGACTTCGCCTATGTGAAGACCGCCAAGCCCGTGGTGACCGACGAGACCAGGCCGTCACGCATGCGGCCCACTGACGTGCGGCCCACCCGCATGCTGCAGGTCACAGAGCCGCCGCCAGGCACGCCCATGGGCCAATGGGCCACCGAGTGCTGGTTCGACTTCGACATCGAGCTGCGCAAGTACCTGGGGCCTGGCTCCCGGGGCGGCGACGGCGACGACGAGCAGGAGATCCCGCCCCATGTCTAGTTACGCCGTTACGGCCCCTCGTAACTCGGAAACCCAGCATTGGCGCGGGAAGTTACGCGGTTACGCGGTTACGCGGCCCTCCCGTGTGCATGCGGGCGCGTGTGTGCCTGTGTGCGTGCAGGCGGGCGGGCGGGCACGAGGTGGTGCATGTGCATGCGAACGAATCTCCTGTATGGACCCCGGCGTAACTGCGTAACCGCGTAACTCGCTATATCCGGCGCGGGTTTGCGAGTTACGCGCGCGCGTAACCGCGTAACTCCTCATTCATCTTTGTTCTAGAGAGAAGGAAAGAAAAAGTGAAAGCGGCTTGCCTGACCCATCCAGAAAGCGAGGCTCTGTATGGCTCGCATTGAAGACATCGAGCGGCGGTTGTTGAATTGGGGGCGTTGGCGGCTGGGTGTCGGTGTTGGCGGCCTTGGCTACTCATCACCAAACCTGGCCGACCCTGATGCCGGTCGAGATGGCTATGCCGAGGCCACAGTCCCCATGCTCAGCGTCGAGGCCGAAGAGACTGACCGTGGCGTCAAGAGCCTGCCGTCGCATCTGCGTGCCACCGTGGAGGCCGTCTACACCGGCGGCGGCAGCGTCAAAGACAAGGCGGCCCGCCTGTGTGTCTCGGTGCCCACGGTGTTTGCACGCATCGACCAGGCGCACTACCAGCTGGCCTCGTGGCTCAGTGGTATCGCTCAGGCCCAGCGCACCCAGCGCGAGCGCGTCGAGGCCCTGCAGAAAGCCGCTCGCCCGTAAAAAGGAGTTTTACGGAATAGAGTTTCTAGGTACATTTCAGGCAGGTTGTGAAGTTGTGTCCCGCTTCTGACCCACCCCGACGCCTCGCACTCACCTGCGGGGCGTTTGCACTTGAGGGCCTGTATGCGCATCGATCTGAGCCACAACATCAAGGATGTGATCCGAGGTGTTGACCGCCTCAGCTCGCAGCTGCCCTTTGCCACCGCCGTGGCCCTGACCGGCACGGTAAAGGCGATACAGGCCGAGATGCCGAAGGGTCTGGAGCAAGACCTGGACAACCCCACCCCCTTCACCAAGGGGGGGTTCTACGTGCAGGCAGCGCGCAAGGATCGGCTGCAGGCCACGGTGGGCGTGAAAGACAAGCAGGCCGAGTACCTGCGCTATCAGGTCGATGGCGGCAGGCGCCAGCCCAAGCGGCAGGCCTTGCGCTTGCCTTCGGTCGTGAGCCTCAATGCACACGGCAACCTGCCGCCCGGCCTGATCCGCCAGCTGGTGAGCAGGGCCAAGCAGGGCAAGGCAGCGACGAAGACGCAGGCCAGGCGCTTCGGTGTCAGCCAGCAGCTCGATCTGTTCTATGGCGAGCCCGGCGACGGCAGGCCAGCGGGGATTTACAAGCGGGTGGTGGTGAGCGACACCGAGCACCGGCTGATCCCCATCGTTGTGTTCCCGAAGGTCAGCGCCCGATACCGCCAGCGCTGGCACTTCGATGACCGCGCCCGTCGCATCGCCGAGCGTGAGTTCCCCAAGCGCCTCGCCCGCGCCTGGCAGCAGGCCCTGGCCTCGGCCAGATGAATAGGTACTCCCGGGCCTTCAGCCACGCGGGTCATTCGCCAGCGCCTCGCGCGTGCCTGCACAGTGGTTTGGCTTGGGTAGTCGGCAGGTAGTCAAGGGAGGTAGTCAAAAGAGGTAGTCACATGGCTCTGATGGGGCAACGCGAGTACGCCCGGCATCGCAAGTGCGCGCTGCGGGCGGTGCAAAAGGCCATCGAGTCCGGGCGCATCAAGACGGTGGCGGTGGGGGCTGGTCAGAAGATCGACTCCGACCAGGCCGACCGCGACTGGGTGCTCAACACCGACCAGGCCAAGCAGTCGCTGCTGCACGGTGCAGGCCCTCAGCCTGGTGCTGATGATCTGTTCGACCAGGCGCCCGGCGATGAGCCCGAGACAACAGGGCCAGCAACGCCGGCCGAGCCCGACCTGTATCGCGACAACCGAGCCAAGCGCGAGAAGCTCGCCCTGGAGCGGGAGCAGTACGAGTTTGCGCAGACCAAGGGCCAGGTGCTGGCACTGCAAGACGGCATGCGGCTGGCCTTCACCGCCTTCCGCCAGCTGCGCGATGCGGCGATGAACCTGCCGGCCCGGGTGAAAGACCAGTGCGCGGTGCTGACCGATGCCCACCAGATCGAGCAGCTGCTGGAGGACGCGCTCGGCGAAGTGTTCGGTGCCTTCGATGTCGACAAGGTGCTGACCGAGTCGGTCGATGACGACGATGAAGATCCAGACGACTGAGAGCGCGAAGCGGGCCTACCTGAAGGCCATCGCCAGCGCCCTCAAGCCGGATGCCCGCATCTGGGTCGATGAGTGGTCAGAGGCCAACCGTGTGCTGCCGCCTGACACGCCCGAGCCCGGCCCGTTCAGGAATGCGCGCACGCCGTACCTGATCGACATACAGCGCACCATGTCGCCGGGGTCGCCGTGGCGCGAGGGCTGGTGGATGAAGCCCCACCAGGTGGGCGGCTCGGTCACCGGCGAGAACCTGATCGGCGCCTGGATCTGCACGGCGGCGGGCTCGATGCTGGTGGTGTTCCCGACGCTGGACGATGCCAAGCAGTGGGAGATGTTGCGATTCGAGCCCATGCGGGCCAACACAAAGGAGCTTCGGCGGCGCATCAAGCCGGCCAATGTGAAGGGCAGCGGCAACACCAAGCTGCGCAAGCGCTACCCGGGCGGCGCGATGCGGCTGGTCGGGGCGAACCGGGTGGGGGCGCTGAAGTCCAGCACCATCCGCTACGTCAAGTTCGAGGAGCCCGACGAGTACGTGCGAGATCTCGGCAAGCAGGGCTCGCCGATCCATATCGCCCGGGGGCGCACCAGCAACTTCGGGCGCAAGGCCAAGATCTTCGGGGACGGCACGCCGACCATCGAGGGCGCCAGCGCCATCGCCGCCGAGACCGCCCGGGGCGATCAGCGCAAGTGGCACCTGCACTGCCCGGACTGCCACCACGCGCAGCCCCTCGTGTGGGAACAGCTGAAGTGGATCGACGGCGACGCGGAAAGCGCCAAGTACGCCTGCACCGAATGCGGCGCGCTGAACGACGAGCAAGCCTGGAAGGCGGCCAACTACCGTGCCAGGCCGCCGCGGATGACCGAAGACGGCGCCCGCGAATCCGGCCGGGCCTTCTGGCTGCCCACTGCCGCCGGCGAGCCTGGTGTCGCCAGCTGGGTGGGCTTCAACGCCCTGGGCGCGCCCATCGGCTGGCGGCCCTGGCCGACGCTGGTGGTCGAGTGGCTGGCGGCGCAGGGCGACGAGGAGAAGCTGAAGATCTTCTTCAACAACAACCTCGCGCTGCCCTGGGCCGACAAGGTGCGGGCCGATGTGGGCGGCGAGCAGCTCCAGCAGCGCGCCGAGGTCTATGACCTGATGACCTGCCCGCAAGGCGGCCTGGTCTGTACGGCAGGGGTGGACACGCAGGACAACCGCCTGGCCGTCACCTTCCGTGCGTGGGGGAGGGGAGAGGAGAGCTGGGGCATCTGGCACAGCGAGATCTACGGTTCGCCCAGCTCGCCAGAAACCTGGGCCAAGCTGCGCGAGCTGCTCAGTGCGCCCATCAAGCACGCCAGCGGCCAGACCATGCGGGTGGATGCGGCGGCGATCGATGCCGGCGGCCACCACGGCGAGGACGTGTATGCCTTCTGCCGCGATGCCCAGCTGCGCGGCAAGCACTGGTTTGCGATCCGGGGCGCGACGAAGTACGACGCGCCGAAGCTCAGCAAGCCGAAGAAACAGGACTTCACCTGGAGGGGGAGCCCCGTGCCAGGCGGCGCCGAGCTGCGCTGGGTGGGCACGCAGAGCATCAAGAATCTGATCGACGGCCGGCTGCGCCTCTCGATCCGGGGTGGGGGCTACTACCACTTCCCCATGGGCTACCAGGCCGACTACTACAAGCAGCTGCGCAGCGAGCGGCGCGAGTGGCGGCGAGACAAGCAGGGCAACAAAGCGCTCTGGTGGGTCAAGGGCAGCGAACGCAATGAGGCCTGGGACTGCGAGGTCTATGCCTACGCCGCCTTTCTGTACGCAATGCAGGGCCGGCATGCCGAGTCGGTGTGGCTGGCCCGGGAGAAGCTGTTCGGCAAGGTGCAGCAGATGGAGCTGCTCGACGACGGCGCGCCGAACCCGAGCTACCAGCCTGCGCCTGATGTTGTGCAAACGCATGCACAACAGCAGGAGCAGCCAGGCGACGACGAGACACATAGCGGCGAGGCGGCCATCGGCGGCTCGGATAGCGCTGAAAACAGGCATGGGGATAAGCCCGCGGCTGGCAACCGCGAAACCCCCGAAGGCCAGGCCGATCTGTTGACGCCTGACCCCGCGCCGGCTGCAGCCCAGCTGCCCGTGCGCCGCAACACAGTGCCACCGAGGCCCAAGCCCAAACGCGGGTTTGTGAATCGGTGGGGATGAGCTTGAATTCTTGAGGACGCGATCATGCAAGTTGTACTGAAAGAGGCGGTGCACGGTGGTGCTCTTGGCCTGCTGGGGCCGGGCACGGTTGACGTGCCCGACTCGTTGGCCTTCGAGCTGGTTGCGACGAAGCGCGCTACGTGGCCGGGAAGTCGGCCGAATGCATGGCCTGATCAGGGTGGGGCTGTCACCTTCACAGCTGCCGAGGACGCTGCTCTCACATCCCTGGTGTCAGGGGCTGGGATGGCCGGCGCCGTCGTTGGTGACTCGCTTGCGGTAGCTGGCATGGTGGTGAATGCGACCCAAATTCAATACACAGCTCGGAGCCCCGTCGCCTGGGCGCTGGCGATGGACTCCAATCGCTTCACCCTTGTACTGAACTCCGGCGTTGGCGGTGAAACGGCGGGTGATGGCGGGGCAGACCCATACGCCAGCGGGGGTCTTGCGCGGGTACGCGCACTGCTGGCGCCATACAACGGGCAGTTGGCCTTTGTGGAGTTTCACTACGGCACCAACGACCTCAACAGTCAGGCTGCCGAAATCATCTTTCGCAACATCAAGTTGCTGGCTGCTGAGGCTTGGGCAATCGGGGCTCAAGCGATCGTTCGGACCCCGCCGCCTGCTGAGATCGACGCGACGGTGTGGAACAAAGACGATACGCGCCGCGCCCGTTGGGGCGCCCTTTGCCGGTTGATCCGCAACTGGTGCGCCGTCACGCCGCGGGCGAAGTGTGCAGACGACGCGGCCGTCCTTGCTGACCCGACCCAAGTCACATGCATTCCCCAGAGCGCATACGCCATGACGACGTTTGTGCACCCCAAAGCGCGGGCGAATCAACGCATGGCTATTCAGCGGGCCGCCATCTACGCAGCCATCGGCGGCCCGCCCAAGCGGTATCCGACCCACAGCGCTGAGACCTGGGCATTTGACAGCACCTCGAACAACATCGCTCCTGTTGCCAGGTGCACCGCATCTGGCGGCACGGCCAGCACGGGGGTGACTGGCGTGGTTTCTGCCGGACTGATCGCCACTCGGCCGAGCGGCTCCGGCGTTACGGCGGTCGCAGCGACTGTGCCCCGCCGCGTGCAAGACGCCACAGCATGGGCAGCAGCTGCCGCGACCACGGTCGGCATGGTTCGCCGGCCGACCACGGTTGATTTGGCAAAGCCCTATCTCTATGTCGCGACAGCAGTTGCCGGCACCCCCGTTACCGGCGGAGCCGAGCCCACCTGGCCGACCACTCCCGGCGCAACGGTCATTGACAACGCGGGTGCAAACCAGGTGACCTGGACCTGTGTGCAGGTCTCGACCGACGTTAACGAGCGCATTGGCTTCTGGCAAGCGCTGTTCATCACCGGGGCAGGCACCTACGAGACTATGACCCTCGTCGCCTACTTCGGCGCTGGATCTGGTGGAACTGCCGGCAAGGTCGGCTGGGCAGTCGGCCAAACGATCACCACCGAGGCGGAGGTGTGGATGCAGGCGCCGTCCGGCGTCATCGGCCTATGGACCGATGTGAAGGGGATGCTCAATGCGGCAGGGGCAAGTCTTGCTGTATCGGGATTGAACCTCACGGAAACCGCCGAAAGCGACTTTGAGCAAGCGGCGTTCCGCGGTGTTGTCCCGACGCCAGCCGCAGTGATTCAGCCCACGATGATCCCCGGTACGACTGCGATGTACTGGGCCGCCAACGTGCGACTCAGCTCGACCGGCAAGGCGATCCTGCTGGTTGACAGCTTCAGCTTCTTGCTGACCTGATTCCCATACCTTGCCGGTAAGTACACCATGCTCCCCCCCATCACCTCCGGCGACAGCTGGCAATCCCTGCAGACGCTGGCCGCTTACCCGGCCACGTCGGGCTGGGTGGCCAAGCTGCGCTTGACGCCGCGCGCGTCGGGCGATGCCGTCATCGACCTGGTCGCTTCCGCCTCGGGCGCTGATCACCTGTTCAGCGCATCGGCCGCCACCACGGCCAACTGGGTGGCCGGCCAGTACACCGCGGTGCTGTGGGCCGAGCAGGGCGCAAGCGTGGCCACGGTGAGCGGCGAGCAGCTGGTCATCAAGCCCAACCTGCGCACCATCACTGCGGGCTATGACGGCCGCACGCTGGCCCGCAAGACGCTCGACGATCTGCTCGCCGCGCGTGCGGCCTGGTCGCTGGCCCAGGGCGGGGTGCAGAGCTACAGCGTCAACGGCCGCCAGCAAGAGTTCAAGAACGCCGCCGAGCTGGATCGGGAGATCACCTTCTGGCAGGGCCAGCTCGCCAGCGAAACCGCTGCCGCCAACCTGGCCGCCGGCCTGCGCCCCAAAAACCAGATCTACGTGCGCTTCACGCGCCCACGCTGAGGCTCCCCATGACGAACCACCGCTCCCGGGTTGAACCCTCGGGGGGCTCAACCGTGCTCGCTCGCTGGCGCGCCGAGCATGGACCCGAGGCCCGCCACCTGGCTGGCGCCACTGCTCGCGGCGGCCAATGGCACGCCGGCCCGAGCGGCGCCCTGCAGCGCCTTTCAGCCGGGGGCACAAGCCGCAGCCTGCGCACCTACATGGCGGCCAGCAATGACCGCCTGGTCGCAGACCTCAGCGCCATAGCCGGCGTCATGTCCGGCAATGCCGAGCTGCGCATGAGCCTGCGCACCATGCGCCAGCGCTCCCGCTCGCTGTTCGTGAACAACGAATACGTCAAGCGCTTCGGCCAACTGCTGCGCAACAACGTCACCGGGCCGCGCGGTTTCGAGCTGCAGATGAAGATCAAGAAGGCCCGCGGCGGCAAGCTTGATGTGGATGCCAACAGCACCATCGAGGCCGAATACGCGCGCTTCAGCAAGCGCGGCACCTTCAGCGCGTGCGGGCAATACAGCCGCGCCGCTTTCGAGCGGGCCATCATCACGGGCCTGCCGCGCGACGGCGAAGTGATCATCGAGAAGCTGTACGGCCGCCAGTTCGGCAAGCACGGCATCGCCTGGCGCCTGATCGATCCCGATCTGCTTGACGAAAACCTCAACGTCGGCCGCAACCAGGCCGTCGCGGGCGTCGGCAAGCTGGCCGAGGGCAACGATGTGCGCATGGGCGTGGAGCGCAATCCCTACGGCCGTCCGGTCGCCTACTGGTTCTACAGCGCACATCCGGGCGACGACGTTGTCAACGTGCCCGTGTTCCGCCACCGCCGCGTCGAGGCCGACCGCATCCTGCATGTCTTCCTGAACGAAGAGCAGCGGCCCGACACCGTACGCGGCGTGCCATGGCTGTACGCGGGTGCTCGCCGCATGGGCATGCTGGAGGGCTTTCTCGAAGCCGCCCTGGTCAATGCCCGCCAGGGTGCCAGCAAGATGGGCTGGTTCAAGCCGCCCGGCGTCGAAGGCCTGCCCATCAACCCGACGAATGCGGACGGCACGCCGGTGGCTGATGGAGCCGATGCCGAGGGCAACCTCATCACCGAGGCCGAACCTGGAACGTTCGGGGTCCTGCCCGCCGGTTGGGACTTCCAGACCTATGACCCGAAGTACCCCGACGAAGCCACAGACCCCTTCGCCAAACTCATGCTGCGTGCCTTCGCGGCCAGCGTCGGTATCTCGTACAACACGCTCGCGCAAGACCTCGAAGGCGTCAGCCTCAGCGCCATGCGCCACGGCGCTAACAACGACCGCGACACCTACGAAGGCCTGCAGGAGTTCTTCCGCGAAAACGTCGGGGTGCCCATGTTCGAGCCCTGGCTCGATCTGGGGCTGAGCATAGGCGCCATCGGCCGCCTGCCGCCTGACGCTTTCGAGCGGCTGAACTGCCCGCTCTTCATCGCCAAGCCCTTCCGCAGCCCCGACCCGCAAAAGGATGTGGCCGCCTACGCGCAAGAGGTTGCCCTCGGCATCAACAGCCGCACGCGCATCGCCGCCAGCCTGGGCCGCGACATTGACGAGGTGATGGACGAGCTGGCCGCCGAGGAGTCCGCGGCCCGTGAAAAGGGCGTGACGCTCAACACGCAGGCCGCCATCGCCCACAAGACCCCCGCCATCGACGACGCCGGCAAGCCCGCCAAGCCGGGCGCCGAGGCGGAGACGGAACCCGACGACGACGACGAAACACCACCCAAAGGGGATGACGATGAATCCGCTGCAAAGTAACCGCTACTGGGCGCGTGCAGACGCGCCTGGCCGCATCGAGCTGCTGGCCGCGCTGGGCGCCCTGCAGGTCGGCCAGCGCCTGCGCCTCGCCGATGTCACTCGCACCATCCAGCTGCCGGCCGAAGGCGAGCGCGCGGCCACCACGGCGCCCGGCCTGGTCGAGTACACCAGCGGAGCCATCCGCGCCGACCAGATCGACGAAGAAACCCGCGAGGTCGATGTCACCTTCAGCAGCGAGACGCCTTACGAGCGCTGGTGGGGCGTCGAGATCCTCGGCCACGCCGAGGGCGAAGTAGACATGTCCTGGATCGCTTCCGGCCGCGCCCCTGTGCTGGCCGATCACGACACCAGGCAACAGATTGGCGTTGTCCTCAGCGCCCTGGTTGGCCGCGACCGGAAAGGTCGTTCCCGCTGGCGCTTCGGTAAGAGCGCCAGGGCCGAGCAGGAAATGCAGGACGCCAAAGACGGCGTGCGCGTCAACGTGAGCGTGGGTTACGAAATCAACGAACTCGAGCTGGTGAAGCAAGAGGGCGATGTGAGGACGTACCGCGTGACCGACTGGCGCCCGCTTGAAGAAAGCAGCGTCTCCATCCCTGCCGACATGACTGTCGGCATCGGCCGTAGCGCTGAAGACAACCCACCACCACCACCCAAGCAACCCACCCGTACACAGGAGCAAATCACCATGGACGAAGTAGCAGAAAAGGCCGCACTGGACAAGATCCGTGCCGAGGCGCGCAGCGCCGCACAGAAAGAAGAGCAGGACCGCGTCAAGGGCATCATGGCCCTGGCCACGCGCCACAACCTGCGCGAGATGGGCGACAAGGCCGTCAACGACGGCACCGCTCTGGAGCTGTTCCGCGGCCTGGCGCTGGACGAGCTGCACAAGCGCGGCAGCGATGCCCCGTTGGAGCAACCCGCCGGCCAGATCGGCCTGACCGACAAGCAGGCCAAGAGCTTCAGCGTCTCGCGCTACATGCGCAGCCTGCTGGAGAAAAACCGCGAAGTGGCCCCGTTCGAGCACGAGTGCGCCAAGGCCGTGCGCGAGGCCATGGAGAAAAACGGCTACCGCGGCCAGGGCCAGGGCAACTACCTGCCGTTCGACGTGATGAGCCAGCCGCTGCCCGGCGTGCGCGTGGTCGAGGGCCGCTTGATGATCGGCGATCGCGTCATCACCTCGCAGCGCGACCTGGCCACGTCCAGCACCGTGGCCGGTGGCGCGATGGTCGCCACCGACCTGATGGCCGCCGACTTCATCACCCTGCTGCGCAACGCCTCGCTGCTGCGCCGCATGGGCGTGCGCGTGCTGTCGGGCCTGGTGGGCAATGTCAGCATTCCGCGGCAGATCGGCAGCGTCACGCCCGGCTGGGTGGCGCAGGCTGGTGCGGGCGCCGAGAGCGATGCCAGCTTCGCTGTGGTGACCATGAGCATGAAAACGGCGCATGCCATTCAGGACGTGACGCGCGACATGCTCATCCAGGGCACCCCGGCGGTGGAGGGCCTGATCCGTGCGGACCTCATCGAGACCATGGCCACGCAGCTCGACTTTGTGGGCCTGCACGGCACCGGCTCGGGCAACCAGCCCACGGGCATGTTCAACACGGCAGGCATCGGCGCCGTGCTGGGCGGCACCAACGGCCTGGCGCCCACGTGGGACCACATGGTTGACCTGGAAAGCCAGGTGGCCAACAACAATGCCGCCCAGGGCTCGGTGGGCTACATCACCAACACCCGAGTGCGCGGCAAGCTGAAGCGGACCCAAAAATTCAGCGGCACCAATGGCCAGGAAATCTGGATGCCGCCGATTGCGGGTGATGACCCTTCGCTGTTCGGCAGTCTCAACGGCTACCGGGCCGGCGTCAGCAACAACGTGCGCAACGACCTGGTCAAGGGCAGCAGCGGCGCCGCGTGCTCTGCCATCGGCTTCGGCAACTGGGCCGACCTGCTGATCGGCGAGTGGGGCACCGCCGAGATTCTGCCCGACGAGCTGACCCAGGCCGCCAACCGCATCGTGCGCTTCCACGTGTGGCAGAGCATCGACGTGGCCGTGCGCCGCGCGCAGAGCTTCGCCGCCATGTTGGACGCGCTCACCGTCTAAGTCATCAGCCAGTGCCGTAAGGCGCTTTCACTGGCCCGCCTGGTCTAGCCCGGCGGGCCAGTCTTTTACACCCCATGCAATCGAGGAACCCATCATGACCAAGCGTCTGTTGATTCTGTCCACCGTTTTCATCGGCGCTGCAGCGGCCGGCGAGGCGGCCCGCCCACTCTGCGCCGACTCCGTTGTCGATCTCGACGACGAAGACGCCGCCCAGGTGCTTGCGTCGGGCCGCGGCAAGCTCATCGACCCGAAAGATCCCAAGGCGCCGAAGCTGCGGGACACTACCAAAGAACATGAGGCGGCCTCGGCCGAGCGTGCAAACGCCACGCCCGAGAACCTGCTGGCCGGCGCCATCGCCCAGGCCGCTGCTGCGGCCGTCAAGGCCGTCCTGGAGCAGCAGGCGGCCACCGCCGCCACTGCAGCGGCTGCGGCGGCCGAGCCCGCCAAGGTCTGACGCCAGGCCCGCGCCATGTTCGTCGAAGACTTCAGCGTCATGTTCAGCCCGGGCGCGCCGGGCATCGAACCCGTCACCATCGGCGCCGGCCCTCAGCGCCACGCCATGGTTGACCGCGGCGCCCAGGTGTTGGAGAGCGGCATCCTGTCCCTCGAAGTGTCGATCCTGCTGCCCGCCAGCTGGGCCGTCGGCGCCGCTGAGGGCCAGGCTGTGACGCTCACCACCGGCGCCCACCAGATCCGCCAGGTTCTCGACGAACCGCCCGACGGCGCGCTGCGCCGTCTCATCCTCGTCAAGGTCTGACCCCATGGCACTCGCATCCACCCAGGTGGCAGACGCCACCAAGGCCCTGCTGCTGGGCACCACGCTGGCCGGCAACAGCGTGTTCAAGGGTCGCCACTGGCCCATCGCTGAAGACGCACTGCCGGCCCTGCGCGTGATGCAGGGCGATGAAGACGTCAACACCGATGACGTCACCTGGCCCAAGCTCTACCAGCACGAGCTGGATCTGGAGATCGAAGTGCTCGTGCGCGATGTCACCGACATCGACACCGCGCTCGACCTGCTGGCCGCCGACGTGATCGAGGCCTTGCTCGGCACCGAGGCGCATGCCTACCTTGAGCCGCGGCCCAACTGCGAGCTGGAGCTGCGCGGCATCAGCCGCCTGCCGGCCAGCGAGGGCCAGGCCGCCACCGGCCGGGCACTCGTGCGGCTGCTGGCGCGGTTTCAGACCGCGTCGAACGACCCCCACACCCTTGTTTGATTTCACTGCAACCTATAGGAGCACTTCACCATGAGTGGCTATAAATTTTGGACGAATGTGGGCGTGGCGCTGGCCTCGCTCTCGGCTGGCATGGCCGCCGCGCAAGCGGTCACCAATATCACGGCGGCGAGCCCGTGCGTGGTGTCTTACTCCGGCGCTGACCCGGCTGCGGGCAACTGGCTGCTGCTCAGCGTGCAGGGCATGACCGAGCTGGATCGGCGCCTGATCCGCATCCTATCGGTCGACACCGCTGCCAACACCCTGGTGCTCGAAGACGTCGACGCCATCGGCTACCACGCCTTCGTCAGCGGAAGTTTCCAGGTGGTCACCTTCGATCGCACCTTCAACACCCTGAGCGAGCCCAGCCCAACCGGCGGCGAGGCCATCTTTGAAGACACCACGCTGATTCATGACAGCAAGGATAGCCAGGCCATCGTCTCCAGCACGCCCGAGGGCTATGGCTTTCTTAGCGTGTGGGAGCCCGGCAATGCGGCGCTGGTCGAAGCCAACCGCGCCTTCGTCACCAAGACCCCGCGCTGCGTGCTCGTCACCTTTGCGGACAACTCCAAGTACGCCTTCGTTGCCACCATCGCCGCCCCCATGGCGCCTGGCGCGTCGGGCCGCAAGGTCACCACGCCCGTCAACTTCGCGCTGCAGAACACCGGCACGAACTACGCCACCTGACCGCCATGGAAAACCTCCCACTCCTCAAAGCGGCGCCGCCCCTGCAGGCGCGCCGCGAGCCCGTGCCGTTGCCCGAGCTGGGCGGCTCGGTCATCGTGCGCGGCCTGCTGGCCAGCGAGAGCTTTGCCATCGTCGCCCTGCGCCAGCAGGTGGCGCGCCAGCTGCGCCAGCAGGCCGCCGATGAAGACGGCCCGCCGGGCCGCTCCATCGAGGCCGGGTATGACGACTTCGCCAAGTTCGGCAAGTACGTTCCCCAACTGCTGGCCGTGGCCGTGCTTTGCGAGGGCGGTACGGCCTTCTACACCGTCGACGAGTGGGAGGTCTTCTACCAGCACTACCCAGACGCCTTCAAGCGTCTGCAGCTCGTGGCCGAGCGCCTGAGCGGGCTGGACGAGGTGGCCGTCGCAAAAAACTCGACGCAGAGCCCGAGCTCAAGTTCCGGCTCTGGCTCTGCGTCCGATACGCCTGCAGCCCCGCAGAGCTAGGCGAGCGGCTCACCGCCGAGGACTACCACCACATGTTTGCCATGCACCAGGCCGGCGAACTCTAAGGGGCGATGATGGGCGAGCGTGACATCAAATACACAGTCGCTGCCGAAGACAAGTTCGGGCGCACCTTCCAGAACCTGAGAAAGGATCTGGGCAGCGTGCGCGAGCACTCCGACACGGCGCTAAGCGCCATCGGCAAGCTCAACACCGGGCTGGGCCTGCTGGCGTTCGGTGTGGCGGGCGCCACGGCAGGCCTGGTCGGTGGGTTGCGCACCATTGCGCGCGACCTGGACGCGCTCAATGACGCCAGTGATGCCACTGGCGCCAGCGTCGAGCAGCTCAGCGCCCTCGAAGACGTGGCTCGTCGGAACGGCGCGCAGCTCGACCTGGTCACCACCGCCGCGCTCAAGCTCAACAAGGCCCTGGGCGAGAACGACCCCAACAGCGGTGTGCTGCAGGCGCTCAAGGCAATCGGTCTGAGCGCGGCCGAGCTGCGCAAGCAATCGCCGGCCGATGCGCTGCAGACCATCGCGCTCGCGCTGCAGGGCTTCGACAAAGACGGCAACAAGGCCCGCGTTACGGCGGAGTTTTTCGGCAAGAGCACCAAAGAGGTGGCGGGCTTCCTGGGCGACCTGGCGCAGGCCGGCAAGCTAAACGCCACCGTCACGAGCCAGCAGGCTGACGAGGCCGAGAAGTTCAACAAGGCCCTGGCCTCGCTGGAGACGAACGCCAGCAACGCCGGTCGGGCCGTCGCCAATGAGCTGATCCCGCCGATCAACAAGCTGTTCGAGTCGGTCAAGAATCGGGGTGTGGGCGGCAGCTTGATGGCCTGGCTGGGCTTCGATGAGAAGTTCTTCGACACCAAGGCCCGGGCCGACCTGGGCAAGGCCGTGCGCAGCCTGGCCGCCGAGCGCGATGTCATCCAGGAGCAGCTGCGCGCCGACTACACCAATGCCGACACGCCCAACCGCCGCAACCGCCTGGCGCAGATCGTCGAGGTCGAGCTGCCGTATGAGATCGCCGCGTACAAGCAGGCCATAGGGCAGCTCAACGCCGCGCAGGATAAGGCGCAGGCGCCCTTCAGCGATGCTCGCAATGCGGCGGGGGGCAAGCGCGTCGGCGATTTCAAGCAGGGGGGCTCGGGCCAGACGGCTGCTATGACCGAAGCCCAGCGCTACCTGGAGCAGCTGCAAAAGTCTGGCGAGAAGCTGCAGGAGCTGACCAGCTACGAGCAGGCGCTCAAGGATGTGCAGCTCAAGCGCATTCAGGGCATCACGCCGGCCCTGGAGCGCCAGATCCTGGCGCAGGCCCAGCAGAACGACCTGACCAAGCAGACCAAGTCGCTGCTCGACGCCGAGGTCGATTCGCGCAGCCGCGCCGCCAAGCAGATGCTGGACGGGCTCGACGCCATGATGAAAGAGAACGCCGAGCTGGAGAAAGAGGTCGCCACCATCGGCCTCACCAAGGCCGCCATCACCGATCTGGAGCTGGCCCGTATCGACTCGACCATCGCGCTGAAAGAGGCGACGATTGCCGAGAAGGAGGCCAAGGGTGTCGGCGAGGAGCGCCTGCAGGTGCTCAATGCCGAGATCGACGCGCTGCGCAAGCGCCGCGGCCTGCTGGTGGACAAGACGCGCAAAGAGGCCGACGAGGAGGTGCGCAAGTCCATCGACGACATGGGCGAGAGAACGCGCGACACCCTCGCCACCTCCCTGGAGCAGGGCATTCTCGACGGCGTGCGTCGGGGAGAGCCGCTCTACAAGGTCTTCCTGCGCGAGCTGGAGGCTCAGTTCGCGAAGACCATTCTCACGCCCATCATTCGGCCGATCGCCGAAACCGGCAACAAGCTGCTGGAGCAGCTGCTCAGTGGCGCCGCCGATGCGCTCTTCGGCGGTGGAATGAAGATCGACTACGGCGGCTATGGCATCGGCAACGGCACGCCCACCCCCACCCATGGCGGCCTGGCCAATGGCGGCCGGGCCAAGGCCGGCGGCGTGTACCGGGTGAACGAGAACGGCATTGAGACCTTCCAGCCCGACCAGAACGGCACTGTGCTCAGCGCCTCGCAGAGCCGCCGCCAGGCGCAGGCCCAGCCGCCGATCCAGATCACCCAGGTCTATCACGTCAACGGCGACGTGAGCCCCCAAACGATCCAGGCCATGCAGGCCATGATCGCCCGCAACAACCAGCAGCTGCTGCGCTCGGCGCGCACCGGCGGCGCTTTCGCGACCTGACCCATGTCCATCCTCGCATGGCCCTCGGAGCGCTGCTTTGGCCCCAAGGCGTTCACCTGGGGCGCCAGCACGCCCAAGAGCGGCTACGGCAGCTTCTTCAGCGGCCAGACGCAAAGCATCAGCCACCTGGCTGACCGGCTGCGCGCCACCGTCACCCTGGCGCCCTGCAGCCCGCTGGAGGGCGCCAGGCGCGAGGCCTTCTTTATGGAGGTCATCAGCGCCGGCCACTGGCTCAGCGTGCACCACCTGGAGCGGCCCAACCCCAACGGCACCCTGCGCGGCACGCCCACGGTGGCCGTCACGGCCGCGGCCGGTGCGCGCACGCTGCAGGTCCAGGGCGATGTGGGCGATACCCTGCTCGCGGGCGACCCACTGGGGGCCGATGGGGGCCTGCTGCTGCTCACCGGCTATGCCGGCGCCGTGGCCGATGGCGCGGGCGTGCTGACCGTGCCCCTGGTGCTGCCGCTGCGCCAGCAGCTGACGGCCGGCGCCGGGCTCACCTGGTTGCAACCCGTGGCGCACTTCCAGATCCCGGCCAATCAAAGCGCCTTCCAGTACGGCCGCGCCGCCTGGCAGGCCTCGCTCGATCTCACCCTCGTCGAGGTGTACTGACCATGCGCGTGCTCAACCTGGCCGCACAAGCGCTGCTGGCCCGCATCGCCGCGGGCGAGCAGATCCCATGGGTGCAGCTCATCGAGCTGAGCCTCAGCGAAACCGTGCGCTTCACCACCGCCGGCCGCAATGTGGCCTGGGGTGGATTCGATTGGATTCGCAGCGGCCTCGGCCAGGTCGAGCCGATAGAGGACACCTCGGGCGAGCTGCAGGGCCTGCGCTTCACCATGCCAGGCGTTGACGGCACGCAGATCGGCCTGGCCCTGGGCGAGCCCGTCGAGGGCCGCGGTGTGCGCGTGTGGGATGCCCTCATCGACCCCGACACCGGCGCCGTGGCCGATGCTGTGCTCGCCTGGTCCGGCACCCTCAACGTGCCCGAGTTCACCGATGGCGCCACCGCCACCGTCAGCGTCACGGCCGAGCACCGCGGCCTGCTGGCCGTGCGCGCCAAGCCCCGCCGCTACAGCAACGAAGAGCAGCAGCGCCGCTACCCCGGCGACACCTGCTTCGACTTCGACCCCGCCACCGACGCCGCGCCCCTCGCGTGGCCCAAGGCCAGCTTCTTCAAAAAATGAGCACTACACGCTTGCCCGACGCTGCCGCCCGCCTGCAGCGCCTGGTCTCGTCACGCCTGCGCCGCCCGTTTGCCTGGGGCCAGCACGACTGCGCCCTGTGGGTGGCCGACGCCGCCCAGGCCGTCACCGGGCATGACCCGGCGGCAGACTTCCGCGGCCGCTACAGCACCGAGGCCGGCGCCACCCGGCTGCTGATGCGCAAGCTCGGCGGCTACCTGGGCGACGACATGCTCGGGGCCATCGTGGCCCAGCGCCTCGGCCCCGAGATCTCGCCCGCCATGGCCCAGCCGGGCGACGCGGGCCTCACCGAGCAGGCGGGCCGACCCATGCTGGCCGTGTGCGTGGGGGCGCAGTGGCTGGCCCCTGGGCCTGATGGGCTTGAGCCCGTGAATGCGCCCTCGCGGGCCTGGAGCGCAGCATGCCCGCTGTAGTCATCGCGGCGGCCATCAACGCGGCCGGTTCATACCTGGCACTCACCGCCACCCAGGTGTTCATTGCCCAGGTCGGTGCGTCGCTGATCCTCAGCAACTACCAGCAGCGCAAGGCCGAACGTAAAGCCCGCGATGCCTGGAACGCCAGCCTGCGCGACCGCATGCAGATGGTGGACATCACCCCCAATGCTTCGGCCCAGCTGGTGCTCGGCCGCGTGCGCACCGTCGAGGGAATCCGCCGCCGCTGGACGAGCGGCGAGCATGGCGAAACGCTCACCCTGGTGATCAGCTTCGCCGGGCATGAGGTCGATGGTTTCGAGACCTTCTTCCTGGCCGACCTGCCCGTCACGCTCGATGTGGATGGCTATGTGCAAACGGCCCCCTACCTCAAGGGCGGCGTGCGCAGCGAGCAGGAGCCACTGACGCTCGATGGCTCCGGCCTCGGCAGCTATGGCATCCCCGGCGCCGTGGTGCCCGGCTCCGTCAGCGTGGCCTACCAGCAGGGCGGGGAGGGCAGCACACCCGAGTTTGTCGTGCTGCCCGGCAATGTGGTGAACGTCACGGGCGACCCGGCCTACGGCCCCGTGTCCATCAATTGGCAGGTCTACACCGGCACCAGCCATGTGCGCATCCGCACCTGGAGCGGCATGGACGGCCAGAACGTTGGCGCCACGCTGCACTACGAGCACCCCGACGAGATTGCGCTCACCGATCGCTTCGACGGCATCGCCGTGGCCGTGGTCGATCTGCTCTATGACCCCGATGTGTTCCCGCAGGGCATCCCCAACATTACCGCCCTTATGCGCGGCGCCCGCGTGCTCGACCCCCGCACCAGCACCACCGCCTTCAGCGAAGACCCGGCCCTGCTGGCCTACCACTACGCCCGCCACCCGCTCGGCTGGGCCGTGCCGGCCTATGAGATCCGCACCTCTGACGTCAATGCAGCCGCAACGGTTTGCGAGGTAGCCACCGACTTCCCGTTGCGCAAGGGCGACGATAGCCTCGTCACCGTCACCCTGCCGCGCTACCGCTGCGGCATCACCATCGACACCGCCGGCGACCCGCGCGCCGCGATGGATGAGATCTTCGAGGCCATGGCCGGCCGCTGGGGCTGGGCTGGCGGCACCTGGCGCATGCGGCCCGGGTACAGCGCAGCCCCGGTATTCGCGATGGATCAGAGCTGGATCGGCCTGCCGCTCGATGACCAGGGCAACCTGCCAGACACCCCGCTCGTACGTCTGTCCAATGGTGTGGCCCGCGAGAACAAGGTCAACAGCGTCAGCGGCGTGTGTGTCGATCCTGATGAGCGGTGGCAGGTCTTGCCCTTCCCGGCGGTGACCGATGACACCCTCGTCGCCGCCGAGGGCGAATACCCCATCGAGCTGGAGTATCAGGGCGTCAACCACATCGCCCACGCGCAGCAGCTGGGCCGCATTGCCGTGCGCTCGGGCCAGGCCAGCCTGCGCATGGATGCCAGCTGCAACCTCAACGCCTGGCGATGCGAGCTGTTCGACGTGGGCGCCTTCACCATGCCCCGCTATGGCATGGACGGCAAGCTGTTCGAGGTCACCGGCTGGCGCTGGCACCCCACGCAGGGCGTGCAGCTCGGCATGGCCGAAACGGCCGCCGAGATCTTCGAGGTCGCCGAGCTGACCGGCCGCGACCCCGCGCCCAACACCACGCTGCCCAGCCTCTTTGATGTGCCCGACATCGAGCTGCTCACCCCCGAGAGCGGCACCGAGCACCTGCTGCTGCTGCGCGACGGCACCATCCTCTCGCGCCTGCTCATCAAGTGGACGCCCGTGGTGCAAGAGGCCGTGCGCCGCGGCGGCCACATCGAGGTGCGCTATGGCCGCGCGGGCGAAGACCCCAGCACCTGGCAGACCGTCACCACGCCCGGCGAAGACTCTCAGCTGTATCTGACGGGCGTGCAAGACGGCACCGTCTATGTCTTCACCGCCCGCGCCAGCAACAGCCTGGTGGCCGGCAAGTGGGCCACCCAGGTGGCGCACCTGGTGCTCGGTAAGTCGGCGCCCGCTAGCGACGTGACGGGCCTGGCCGGTACGCTCAACATGGGGCGCATCACCTGGACGTGGGACGCCTGCACCGATCTCGACTATGGCGAGACCGAGGTGCGCCTCGGCGGCAGCGACTGGGACACCGCCACGCTCGCGTTCAAGGGCCGCGCCACTACCTGGGTGCAAGAGATCCTCGTGGCCGATGACTACACCGCCCGGGTGCGGCATATAGACCAGTCGGGCAACTACTCGGCCGCCACCGCCAGCCTCACCGTGGCCGGCGCCCCGGTGAATAGCAAGATCGTGCAGCTGGTGGCCACCAGCACGTTGTTCAAGATCGCGCCTGATGGCGCATCGACGCCGGCCTCGCTGAACATCCTGGCCTTTGGCTATAACCTCACCGGCGCGCCGGCCTTCACGATCGAGGAGGGCTCCGCCACGCTGAGCGGCACCGGCACCGCCCGCACGCTCAGCGAAAGCGCCATGGCCACCGATGTGGTCACCATCAAGTGCACCTGGGACGGCGCCGTCAGCTACGTGACGATCACCAAGGTGCGCGACGGGGTGGATGGGGCGGGGTCGGGTAGTGCCACCTTTACCTGGGTGCTCACGGGCACCGCTGTGTCCGATTCAGGCACAAGCATTCGCAATGGAAGCCCTATCGACGCCACAGCGGCAGGGCACAGCGTTGAGAGTTACATCGGCGGCGCTCAGGCCAGCTTCAAGGTCGGGGTCACAAAAGACTTCATGTCTTGCGGGCTCAGTATCGGCTCGACCGGATCTCCGGGCTATGGCTGGAGCTTTTTCGAGAGCGGTACGGCGCTGGCCAGCCCACCATCTGGGGGCTATTCGACGACGCACACCACAGACGACACCTTCGCGGTCCTCTATGACGGCACCAATGTGAAGTGGTTCAAGAACGGCACCGAGGTGCGATCGGTGTCGGTCGGCACGGGGCAGACGTTCTATCTGGCCGCCAGCGTAAACGGGGCAGGGGCCAGGTTCAACAGCGTCTCTTTTAGCGGCAGTGTCACCGGTGCCGTCATCCACAACTACCGCCAAGAGGGCGACCCCGGCGCCGTGCCTGACGGCTCCACCTGGACCGTGCCCAGCACCGGCCGCTCGTACATTCGCCAGGGCGGCGCCTGGATTCCCTACGTAGGCCCAGGCTCCATCACCACAGTTGACCTGCAGGCCCAGGCGGTCAGCAGCAACGGGGTCACGCTCAACTCGTCCAGCACCAGCGGCGGCTCTGGCACGGGCGACTCGGTCTCGGTCGGCTTCTTCGTCGGCCCCACCATCAGCCTGGATGCGGGCGATCTGCTGGACATCAACGTCCTGGGCCTGCACAACCAGGCGGTGCTCAGCCAGGTGGACACCATCCGCCGCGTGGACAACTTCCAGACCGAGGTCTGGCTGCAAATTCAAAGGGGCGCCGAGACGCCCATTGAGATTGGCAAGCGGGTGAAGCTGGCCAGCCCCGCCAAGGGGCCGAACCTCGAAACGCCCATCCCGATCCCGATCGCGGCGCAGGCCACACCAGGTGCGGGCGCCTGGGCGCTCACCTGCTTCTACACCGTCAAGGGGCTAACGGACCAGGGGCTGCTGGCCAATCGCAACAACGGCTTCGAGACCTCTGGTCAATGGGGCATCAAGAGGATCAAGCGATGATGATCGGCTACATCGTCTATGACGCCACGTCAGGCGTCATCGCCCGCGTGGGCACCTGCGAGCCTGATGACCTGCCCCTGCAGTGCCGCGCCGGCGAGCTTGTCATCGAGGGCGACCCCGCGGCGCTGCCCGATGGGCTCTCGCGCGCCGTCGATGTCGAGACGCTCGACGTCATCGACTACATCCCCCCCGCGCCCGATGCCACCGACGATGCCACCTGGGCCTGGGACACCGAGACCTTGCGCTGGGTCAGCACGCCCACGCTGGCCGCGCTCAAGCGCGACGCCACCATTGCGGTGCAGGTGCAGATCGAGGGTGTCGAGCGCGCCCAGGTGCGGCCCACCAGCGCCATCGTGCTGGCGCTGCTGGCCAGCGAGGAACCCGACGCCGGCGACATCACCCAGCTCACCGCGCTGGAGGGCGACAAGGTCGAGCTGCGGGATCTGCGCGCAGCGATCGAAGACGCAGAGACCGTCGAAGAGCTGGAAAGTCTGCTGGGGACCTGAGAATGCAAACCGACATCATCACCCGCCTCTGGTGGGACGGCGGCCACGGCGTGGCCCGGCACGACGGCGTCACCGTCGATCTGCACGCAGCGCCGGTGCTGGGCCGGCTGCACCTGGCTGAGATCGACTATGCGCCCGCCGTTCGCGTGGCCCAGCTGCGCGAGAGCGCCCAGCGCTGGCGCGACATGAACGCCGCCGAGCGCCAGGCCGCCGACGAGCTGCTCGGCCGCATCGCCAGCGCGGCGAGGGCGGCGGCAACACCTGACACCCAAGCTACGGAGCCACCATGCCAGACCGCACCCTGACCGACGCCGACGCCGAGGCCGTTGCCGACCACATGACAGCCAAGCTCATCGAGCGGCTGAGCGATGAAAAGACTGTCGAGCGCATCGCCTCGGCGTGGGGCGGCTACATCGACCGATCGCTCGGCAAGGGCCTGCGGCGGCTTGGGCTGTATGTGTTGCTGGCCCTGCTGCTGCTGGGCGGCATCAAGTTCGAGCTGCTTTCAAAACTGATCAAGTAGGAGGTCGATATGCGATTCCGGCATCTGTTCATCTTCGGCGGCGGGGCCCTCGTGGTGGCCGCGCTCTACCTCACCGACCCCGACCAGGGCGTCAGCACCGCCATGCTGCTGCTGGGCTGCGTCACGCCGCTGGTGGCCGTGGCGTTCGCCCACTGGAGCCGCAAGGCCCTGCACGACTACCCCGAGGCCGATATGCGCCGCCTCTTCCGCAAGGCCGGCGAGCACCCCATCGGCGCCGGCCTGGCGCTGGTGGCGCTGGCCATGGTGTTGGTGGGTCTGCTGGGCCTCTTCGGCAGGGCCGCGCATGCACAGGCGCCACCGCAGGCTGCGCAGTACTTGCCCACGCTGGCCGGCGAGATCCGCGCCAACTGGCCCGGCCACCCCATGCCGGCCTATTTCGGAGGGTTGATCGAGCATGAGACTGGTCCCTGCCCGCAGGCTAAGCGCTGCTGGCTGCCCACGGCTCGACTCAAGACCGCGAGAGAGGAGGGCGCCGGCCTCGGCCAGCTCACCCGAGCCTGGCTGCCTGACGGGCGCACCCGCTTCGACGCGCTGGCCGAGCTGCGCGACCGCCACCCCGCGCTGGCCGCGCTGGATTGGGCCTCGATTTACCACCGGCCCGAGCTGCAGCTGCGCGCCCTGGTGCTCAAGAGCCGCGACGACTGGCAGGCGCTGCCCATGATCGCGAGCCCTTCGGCTCGCCTGGCCTTCACTGACCTCGCATACAACGCCGGCCGGGGCCGGGTAAGCCAAGACCGTCGGGCCTGCCAGCTCACGGCCGGGTGCGACCCCGGCCAGTGGTGGGCACACGTTGAGGGGACGTGCACAGCCAGCCGTCAACCCCTTTACGCCGGCCGCAGCGCCTGCGACATCAGCCGCCACCACGTGGCCGACGTGCTGCGCGTCAAGGCGCCCAAGTACGAGCTGGCGCTGCGGCCGTGAACTCGGCCCTCATCGCCGCGGCCGTGGCCGCGCTCTGCGGCCTCGGCGGATGGTGGCTCGGCACCGAGCACGTGCAGGCCAGGTGGGACAAGGCCGAGCGCGATCGCGCCGAGGCTGTCGTTGACGATCTCAAGTCCCAGGCCTGGCAGCAATTCACAGCCAGCAAGGGCTACCAGGCCGACCGCGCCGCGCGTGAGCGCCGCGCCCAAGCCCTTCAACCGGAGACCCAGCGTGTCCTCGATCAACCAGCACCCGTTTGCACGCCTGGCGCTCGCGCTGGCGACATCGTCCTGCCTGGCGGCCTTGGCCGCCTGCTCAACGCCGTCGCCGACGATCTCGCCCCGCCTCCCCCCTCCCCCTGATCTGGCGCAAGCCTGCGCCACCGGGCCAGCCTACCCCGAGGCCGACGCCACGCTTCAGGCGTGGGAGGCAGTGCTTAAGGCCCGCGAACTGGCCGCGGCCGACTGCCGGCGCAGGCATGCGGGGCTGGTCGAGGCCTGGCCGACTACGCCAGATTTTCAGTTGAAGGCGAAAACGGGGCCATGACTGGGGCCATCTGGTGCGGAGCGGAATACAAAGCCCGCATATTCATTGGTCTAGCGGCCTGTTTTAGTATGATGATCGACAACATGTGACGCAGGCCCGGTGACGGGCATGGCAAGCACAAAAGGCCCGCGTTCAGCGGGCCTTTCTACTTCTCAGCATACTCAGCGGACTGGCGCTCGCCTTGGCGAGCAGGTG